GCTACGCATTGAAATCAATGCTTACCAGAAAGCTTTTTCTCTTGATAACGAGTTGCGAATGTGGCTTGCCAGCCGTGGTACGGCACTGCGCGAACACTTTACTAGCAAGAATAAGTGGGACGTTAACTTTGGTGTAGCTGCAATGTCATCCCTGTTCGGTAGTATGCGTGATGGAAAGTACAATCGGGATAACCTTATTGAGCTTCCTGATAACTCTAATGAACATGTTAAGGCTTTGGTTAACCAGTTAATCACCTGGAAGGCTGATACCAAAGGACCAACCGACTGTGTCATGGCACTATGTTCTGCGAGATTAGAGCAAAAGAATTAATTCAACAAAGTAATTTCAGAACGGCTCATGCAAATAACAAGTGGGCAACAAGAAGAAACGTTGCTATGCAAGGTATTGTAAACCTTGATGAAATGGCAATGGAAACATTGTCAGGTCTATACTAGGAAATTAAATGGCATTATCAACCGAGCAAGTTACCAATAAGGTATTAGCTCTAACACGCAGATACTCTGAACGTGACTACAGAATGGCAGATATCACTGCTGTTCGCCGTGGCAACATGGAGTCCGTGTATCCAGATATGTTCCCAGAGGGAATGTCTCGCCCAATGATTGCTAACTTTGTTGACGTTGCTGCCCGTGACATTGCTGAAGTTCTTGCTCCACTTCCTTCGTTTAACTGCTCAACTCCAAGTGTTAACTCTGATAAGGCAAAAAAGTTTTCTGACAAGCGAACCATTATTGCTAACAACTACGTTGAATTTTCTAGCCTTCAGACTCAGATGTATACGGGTGCTGACTGGTACTTGACCTATGGTTTCTTGCCAATCTTTGTTGATGCTAACTTTGATGCCAAGATGCCACACATCCGCATTGAAAATCCAATGGGTTCTTACCCAGAGTTTGATCGTTTTGGTCGCTGCGTATCCTTTACCAAGAAGTACATTAAGACTATTCGTGAATTAGTTGTTGACTTTCCTGAATACGAAAGCGTAATTGTTGGAAGTCTTGGTCGTGACATGACTGACTATGACACCAATATGGAACTAATGCGTTATGAAGATGCTGATCAGGTAGTTCTGTTCTTACCTCAGCGTGGTAACTTGGTTCTTCGCAAAGCTAAGAATCCAATTGGAATGCTTTCTGTTGTAGTTGCTCGTCGTCCAGGACTTGACCTAGATGACCCACGCGGTCAATTTGATGACGTACTTTGGGCACAGATTGCTCGTGCTCGTTTTAGCATGTTAGCCATGGAAGCTGCAGAAAAATCTGTACAAGCTCCATTGGTTCTACCTAATGACGTATCTGAATTTGCATTTGGTCCTGACTCGGTTATCCGCACAAACAATCCTGCTGGTGTACGTCGTGTAGCTCTTGAGTTACCTACTGGTGCGTTTACCGAACAGCAACTACTTGAGCAAGAAATGCGTATGGGTGCTCGTTACCCAGAAGGAAGATCAGGTAACATTGATGCGTCTATTATTACAGGTTCTGGAGTTCAAGCACTTCTTGGTGGCTTTGATTCGCAGATAAAGGCTGGTCAGCAGATTCTTGCTGAAACATTCCAAAAGGTTATGGAACTTTGTTTCCACATTGATCAGACCTTGTTTGACGAAGATAAAACTATGGCTGGTGTTTACCAAGGCGCACCATACGATATTAGCTACAAGCCATCTAAAGATATTAAAAGCGACTACAGCATTCAGGTTCGCTATGGTGTTATGGCTGGACTTGATCCTTCACGCGCTCTTATTTTCTCGCTACAGGCTTTGCAAGCTGGATTGTTATCTCGTGAATTTGTAATGAGCGAACTACCTTGGAGCATGAATGTTGGTCTTGAAAAAGATCGCATTGACATTGAGCGAATGCGAGATGCTCTTTCTGGATCTATTGGAGCATTAACTCAAGCTATTCCACAAATGGCAGCTAATGGAGCTGACCCATCTGACATCATTGAAAAGATTGCTACGGTAATTGAAATGAAGAAGAAAGGCACTTCAATTGAAGATGCCGTTATGGAAATTTTTAAGAAAGAAGAAGAAGC